TCTTGAACTCGAGGATCGCTCATGATACTTGCCCATGCTTTTTTACGTGCTTCTTGAAATAGCTGGTCAATTTTTCCATTGTGCCAGTAATTTCTAGCGTCGTACTGAGCGTTTGCCATCCCGTATGTCTTTGTTCATCTGTTCTAAGGATCTTATTGCTCTTGGATCTACAGCTAGCTTGTCCAGCTGCCTTTCAAGGTTCTGATCTCCTATAGCTTTTTGGAACATAGATCTAATCACAGGTTGGTCTGTAAGGTTTGTACTGTCGGGTGCATAGTATGTTGACATACGTAAATCATAGCCGCTTTCAAATAANAATTGTCTACCTACGCTCTGTGTCAAGTTTAATGATATAGGACTGACTGAATTAAATATACGAGTCATAAAATCATATGGCTTGATAGGACTACCATTTAGCATNTCATACTTAATAGGTAAGTCTTCACCGGGTAACATTTCAAATAGTAAGTTACGGTTACGAATTGATTGATCTATACCAGAGCCTATCTCTCGCATGTGNGGTACAAATAATTTACCCATTTCATTACGTAGACCAGCTAGTGGTATTTGGTTGTTCATTAGTNCAGCTANTATTCTTTCTGCTTGACCGGGNCGTCCAGCAAATAAGTCTACAAATGACTGTATACCAGCTAAGTATGACTTACTAGATATAGCCTGTGCTACTACTAATGATATTTTTTGTAATTCTCTTTCTGTCCATTCTTCTCCCATAAGTTCGCTAGCATCACCTACATCAGCAATAGTAGACATTATGAGGTTGAAGGGTTCGATAGGATCGTATCCTACTCTAATTCCAGCTAGTTCTATAGTTCTAGGTAAGTACCCAGCATCTATCCAGCCTTGTCGTTTCTGTCTGTCAGATGGTCCATTACCAGTTAGCTTACCGTTTAGCCATGCTTGAGCTGCTAAAAATACAGTAGCACTACCAATAGCTAATCTACCTGTCTGCAACGCCTGTGCGTTAGCTAGCTCAGTAGCATTTGTGATACCATACTTAGCTACAGAATCTAGATTATTAGGATTAGCAAATGCAATGTCGTTAAATTCTTTGACTAAGAAGTTAAAGCCGGGTGTATGCTTACCTGTTAGTGCAAGTCCGTTAACACCAGTTCTAGCAAACAAGAAGAAAGGTCGAGCTAAAGGTGTTGCTGTAAATACATCGTTAAGTCCTTTTGCAAAACCTGTAAGATCTTGTGTTAGTGTTACTTCTTTTGCTGCAAACACAGCAGCTTCATCTACTAAATTACCTTGTGCATCAAATATCTGACCATAAAAATCATCTTGATAAGCTTTCATCAACTGTGGTGTGATCTCAGGTAGCTCGATACCAGACCCTTGTAAGTCTAGTACTCTACGCATAGCTTTTTCACGCATCTTAGCTCTACCTAGCATAAATCTAAAGGTATCGTCAACCGATGCCATAAGCTTAGTAGAGTATGAAAAGATATTCCAGTTATTTAAGTTACGCACCATGTTGGTCATAGCAAATACAACACGGTCTCCATATGTAGCTCTTCCACTATCCTCTGCCCATCTACGTATAATCTCCCAGTTCTCGTCACCTTTAGTAAATTCTGCATAACGTGTCTTAATTGTAGACATGTCGCCTTTCCAGTACGAGTTTAGCTTTGTAAAAAATAACTCAAACGCTTCTGGTATAGATTCGTTAAGTGCATTAATGGACGCTAACGATGCTCGAATTGTAGCTGCATCACCTGTAAATGGATAACGCATTGTAGCTCCGAGAGCTGTAGATAATGGTCTCAAGAATGTTGCTGTACCTGTACCGAGTAAGGCTCTTAAAGGCGTCTTAGGTCCACTTAGGACACTATGGCTCATCATTTCCTGTAGGCTTCTTATAAGGGCTCCTGTGCGGTTTGGAGCAGTAGGGTCAATCTGACCACCTTTAAGTACAGTTCTTGCCCAGTTGTCAAAGTCATCAAGAGTATTGATGTTCTTCATCATCGAGAAAGCTTCAAATAACGCATTTAATAGGTCATCATCGGGGTCATCTTTAGCTATTTTTAGTATAGATAAGATAGAATCCTTTGTATCCTGTACATCTTTCTGTACTGCGTCTGCGATTGCTGCCTTTTTCTGCCCAGCTTTTAGCTGTCTAAACGAATCAGACTTTACAAATCGAGCTTTTTTAGTCTCATACAACGCTGTAAGCATCGTATCTATGATCTGTTTTGCTGGTCCATCTATGTCATCTACGGATACTAGATCCATAATCTCTCTACCAGCTATACCTGTGTCTCTTAACTGCTTTAATAATGTACCCACAACAAGGTCAGCTACCACTACGTTCTCAGATGTCCATATTTCTTGACCATTTACGACATCATTTGTGGCAAATAGTTCTGCAAGATACTCTTCTGGTGTCATATCAAGAGCATTTCTACCCTGTGTGATACGCATGTGACCTTCTATAGCATCTCTCCATGTGTCTACAAGTGCTTTTCTGTTGCCTTTTACAAGGTCTAGCTCTCTTGCAAACTTATCTGTACTCATTAAGTTACGTAAAGTAGTCTCAACAATCTCATCTGTAGTACCACTTTCCATAGCTACACGTTCACGCTCGAGTGGTCTGGTGACTGATCCCGTAGAACCATCCTCAGATCCCCATTCATTACGTGTACGACCTAGCTGTTCTCTAGCTGTCTGTGGGTCAACTTCTGATACATGTGCTCCCTGCTGTCTATCAGCAATAGGTGCATTTTTATCAGCTCTAAACTGTTCTTCGCCTTTGCGAATCTGTGCTAAACCAGACTCGATTGTCTGATCTTCTATGTTTTGATTACGTGCAGCTATCTTTGCTTGCACTGATTTACTACCTTTACCTACTAAATACAATGCACCGTCAAATGCAAGACCTATTCCCATACCTTCTACGATGTTTTTTATCTTCATCATAACAGGATGGTCGGTATCCTTAGTAGTTAATGGTGTATCCGCCCAACCATAGTGCTTAGTAAGAGCACCTAGAGCGTTGTGTCCGTCTGATTCTTTAGATATAAGGTCAGACGCTGCACCAATACCGGCTGCTCTTGTCAAGCTACCAGCTTTTAATAATGCACTAGCACCACCAGCGAGTAAGGGTACACCTGTTACGGCTAACCCTTTTGCTGCTGCTACTGTTCCTAAAGCCATACTACCAAAGTGTACAGTTCCTCTCATGAGTTTACCCCACCATGTTTTAGTAACAATGGGATCTTCATAACTCTTAAATGGCTGCCACTCTGGTTCGTAATAACCTTTCTCTTTTCTTTCCTTCTGCATCTCTCCAGAGATCGCATCTATTGTACGTTCTGGAAAGGTAGCTACAGAAGAGGCTGTATCCTGTAGACCACCTGATAAAATAGATTGAGCTTCTTTAACGTAAGCGTTTAGTCCCCATCTTTCAGCGTTCCTTGGATCGTTCTGCTCTGAGAGAGCTTGGGTTTCCTGAGCCTGTTCTGTTTCTTTAGCCTGAGCCGTAGCTTCAGACTGTATTTGTTGTTGATCGAACTCATTAACAAGCTGTTCAGTTTGTTCAACCGCTAACGGATCTAACTCATTTTCTTCCATAATTTATTGCAATGTAGCTTCCACAACTGCCTTGGCAACTGCTGGAAGTAAATTATCAAGTTGGTTCATAGGTGGTACATCACCAACAATTTTGTAAAACTCTTCCCTTTCTGCTTTAGGAATATTTACTAATCTTCTAAATATAGGTAAACCATTTAATGCCTTACCTTGTTGATTCTTATATCTTAATCTTGCAAGAACCAAAGCTTTCTGTAAGTCTTCGTCAAATAGATCATCAAGATCTAATGAGCCACCGTTCGCTTGTACGGCTTGTATAATACCTGAGCCTGTAATACCATACATACCAAAATTATCATAGTTCTCAGTTATGCCTAAAACCTCCATTAAAGTATGTTGACTTAAAGGTTTTTCTAGTTTGACAGGCTTTCCATCTTTAAAGATAGCATCAAATCCACCGTTTTCTTTGTGTAAAGGATTAGTAATTCTATCTAAAATCCAGTTCATATTTTCACCAGTAAATGCACTTCTCATAGTTTTAGAGGATGTGTTTTTATCAGTTAGTAATCTAGAATTTTCGACATCATCATAATCACCTTTAGTCTCTGGTTTTAGTATTCCCACACTTTCTAGTCTTGTTCGTGCTAACTGGTGTGGATCTAAGTCAGGGTAAAGTTTTGAAAGCAGTACGTAGTATTCTGGTATACTACCTTTTTTAAAATCAGATTTAAAAAATGTTTCAGCAGCCTGTAAATATGGTGCTTCTCCAGCCATTGCTGTATTTGCATATATAATCTGAGGATCTACTGATATAGCTGCTCTAGCTATGTTTATATCATAAGCTCCAGATTTGTCATAAGTAGTTGATGGTAAGACATCGAAGTCGCCATCTTTAATTCTTTTTAATACATGCTCTTCAGCTCCACGTTGAGCTATTTCATCAGATTGATTCTGCCCTTTTAATTCAGCAAACTTGTTAACAAATTCTTTGTAAGCTTGACGTTCGATAGATCTAAACTTAGGCGTCATTGCCTTACTTAAATCATTTTCAAATGTATACTTTGCTATATTTGATTTAATAAAAGTCTTACTATCTGTTTCGATTTCTTTAGGTACAGCAGATAATGATGCTCTATTGACTAACTTTAATGCCTTCTCTTTTAGTGTAGGATTTTGTATAGTTGCTATATCTTCCATCGTAACACTGCCACCCTGAGATGCAACATGAGCTAATCTTCTGACTTTATCAAACTCATCTTCATAGCTTTCAGTATATGCTCTTTTTAACTCTTCTGGGTAATCAGTAGTCTGGAATTTCTGTCTGTATGCTTTAGCTGTGCTTTGCATCCAGTCATAATCTTTGACACCTTCAAATTGAGTTATATATTCATCTATAAAAAGTTTTTTAGCATTGTTTTCTCTTTCAAGTGCTGCATCAATTCGTTTTGCATTTTGAGCGTCAAGTGCACCACGTAATTTAGTAGCTTCGTTAGGAAACTTTTTCTGAAATGTAGTTCGGCTACCATCATTGGCAATAAACTCTTGATCCAGAAAATCAAGTTTAGTAACATATTCTTCTTTTATCCCTTCTTCTATACTATTAATAAATTCATTTCTAGCTAACTTCATACCCTCACCCGGAATAAGTGAGTTAAAATAAGCTGCTCTTCTTTTAATGTAACCTGTTTCGCCAAACAACTCATCGACTGTGCCAGTTTGAGCAGAGCTCCATAAGTTGATTTTATTTTTGGTATCAAAAGCGTTTTTAAATAATGTATTCTGTTTTGTAGCTACATCTGCAAAATAAGCTTCTCTTGCTTCTCTATAAGCTGGAATCCATTTACGTGCTAAGAGTCTATCAGGCATGTCAGGGTGCTGTTCACGCAACGTCTGTAATGCAAGTGCTGAAGCAGTTTGAAAAAACTCTTGATAATCAGCGGTAGAAATTAACTCATTATATCCTCTACCATCACGTAATGTTAAAAATCTTTGAGCTTCTGCATACCTTGATGGTAGCATTTGAAGTTCAAAATTTAAAGCACTTCTACGACTTTGATTTGGTGTAGATAAAGATTCAGCAGCAGCTGTATGTACTAGCTCAGGGGGTGCACCATCAGCTTCAAGTTGACCTTGTTCGCCACTAAATGCTACAGACATTTCGTCACTTAGTCCATCAGCCTGCTTTTCTAATTCATCATTTTGTTTTAAATAATCAAGTGGAATTGCCTCAAGAGTATCTAAATCATTTCTATAATCAGCAAATTTCTGCTGTTGCTCAACTATCTTTTTAGCCTTTGGCATAAACTCAATGAGAGCATTAATGTTCTTCATTTTCTGAGCATGAGCTGCATTAAACATCTCAATGTTAGCTTTATGAAACGCCTCAGAATCTTTGATAGCTTTATCTATTTCTTTGTTCTTAGCATCAACCAGAGCTTCTGTAGGTTCTTCCTCTAGATAGTTGGTTTTACTAATATCGGGAGGACGAGAAGCTGCCCGTCCTAACGATTCAAAATATGATTGGGTCATGTTACCTCCACCATGTCAACATCAATCTTACTGTAGTCTACAT